TGTAACATCTACAGAGGAATCAGAGTTTCCTGCTAACATATCCCTCAATCCTTGAAGGAAGTTTATTGCTCCCCTTGCGCCTGGCACACCATTGTTTAACACCTCATCTTCAAGGTGTTCCATGTGAAGGTTTTTCGCTTCTGTTAAGAATGATTTAAATGCGAACATTATTTACTAGCCTTGCCATATTTGGATATAAATTTATCAGAATCGATAGTACTTGAACCTTCAAAAACAAAAGAAAAAGAAGTGCCCCCTTGATTTGTGCCCATACGATTTAATGTATATGTTGGTAATCCCGAATCAGGATCTACACCAAATAAAAATGAACTTTCAAGTGCATAATAATCACCGGCTTGAGAGTTTGCATGAAACCCAATTACAGCCCCGATTAGTCCTGCAAAGGCAGTTTGTTTTCCAGATTCAAATTCGTTCGCGCCTCCTAATTCTTCCCAAGGACTTTTACCTCCACCAATTCCATATACTTTCCACAATGGTAATGTCGTTTTACCAAATAACATTTCTTTTTGCATAGAAATCATTTCATCTTTTAATTTTCCTGCACTATTTAAATTTTCACGAATAACTTCATTAAAAACATATACGCCAGTATAATTTGAAAATAATTTATATCTATCTTCTTCAGATAAATTACCCTTTGATAGTCCACCTGTTTGTCTGAATGTAAATTCTGGTGATTTAGCCGATCTAGAAAAATCTTGTAATCTTTTCTCTATTCCTTGTCTAACTACATTTAATTTTGGAATATCTAATTTTCTTAATTCTTGATTTAAACCTTCACAAATTAATCCTTGTTCATCAAATACAAACGCCTCTTTTAAATTGACTTTAGGTCCTGGCATTTTATCAAATACTCTTTGAAGATCATTTAAATCACCTTTTACTTTCCTATCAAATTTCTTTGTAAATTTCGTGGCTAATCCCTTTACCCATGTTTTGACTTTGCCTAGAAATCCTTTGAATTTTTTCCATGTTCCAGTAAAAAAATCTTTGATCCCACTAAAAAATCCTTCATCTAACAAAGTTGATAACATTACTTCATATTTTGGTAAATTATACTTTGCTTGTAACATTGCCGTAATCTTACCAAGTTGAGCACCACCTCTTGCTTTCTTTAAAGATATTTGTAAAAACTTTGCCGCTATTTGGTCTGTCTTCATGTCTTTAACATAACAAATAGATTTATTATCATACGAAACTTTTCCTGTTTTCATTAAGGAGATTAAAACAGTAGCGTCCACATTAGATATAATACAGTCTGCGGCATTTGCTTTTGACCCCCTTACTTCAACAGAGGGGTTACCCTCTTCGGCAGAATAATAATCATTAATTTTACTATGAATTATATGTGCTGTCCCTATAGCAGGTTTTCCAACAGATTTCCAATATCTTTGCATTCCTGCGGCTAATCCAAGTATTTGAGTTATATCACCTAAACTTATCTTATCAAGTTTACTTGTGATTTTTCCTACTCCACCACCATTCCAATCTTCACCATTTTGAAATGCAGAAGTTATTCCCTTTTTAATAGAATCTATTACACTACTTGAGGGTGTACCGCCAGATTTACCTATTTTTTCTAATGCACTATCTGCATCAAAATAAAGTCCTAAACATTGGGCAGTTTCTATTGAATCGGCTTTCCATGAAATTCCTGTACCATCTTTGTAACCATTAAAATAATTTTTAATAGTTTCACCTGAACCCCTTAAAACCCATGTTTTTTCTGGTTTACCTTCAATTTGTAAATAAACTTCTGAACCTGAACCTTTTCCTACTTTTACTTCTATAGCATTAGGAATAGCACCTACTTTTATGAATATTGTAGATGAGTCTATCTTTGCGTCCAAATAGTTGGATATAGTATCCACCTCTGGTGGTTTAACAACTACTTTTTCTCCTACACCATATTTGTCATCATGTATACTATATTCCATTAAAGATTCAGTTAAATCTTCAAGAAAGTCATCACGTTCAGCAAAATCAACAAATGATTTCATCAATTTCTCCTAAATTTAAAACAATTTACTGATATATTTATAATACCAGATCATCCAGCCTTCGGTTTCGTTGGATCCGTAGGTCCTTGATTTTCAATAGCTTTTATAAATACATCTTTATGTAGTTCGTGCCAGCCATCACAAGTATCTTCCTCGACTAATTCTGCAAAGAAATTGCCAAATTGATCTTCCATTATGTAAACTTCTTCGTTATCATAATGTAGACTATCAAATGTAGTAAATAATATATGTATCATCATTCCAAATTCAGGATAAATGTAATAATGACCAGGCTGGAACGCCTTGAGGGTGGGAATAGGTGTGCCTTTATTTCTTTCTTTTCTATATTCTTCTAAATTTACAATTTTATCATCACTCAAACTTAAACTCTCCAAAATCTTTCTTGCTCTTCATTCTACCACCAGTAGATGTATCAAATAATGGAACATCGTCTTTTTCTTCTTTTCCAGTATCGACTAATCCAGACTGAGATTGTTCTCCTAAATCTGAAAGTCTCATCTTTGCTCTATCTACACCTACTAAAAACTTCTTATTTGAGGTAGGATCGCTATATCGATTTTTTAATTGTTTGATTAAAATTTGTCCAGCTTCTTCCAAGTTTTCATTACTAATAATCGCAAACATGAAGTCTGCTGTTGCGGGGAGTCCAAAACTTTCACTTGTATCTTCAAGTCCAACATCAGTATTTTGAAATCCTTGTCTATTCGTTTGAGTTGCAGATAAAATAGGAACATCATGTTCGACTGCCAACCCTCTAAGTTCTTCTGCTATCGATTTAATATAACTGTAAGAATTGGTGTATTGTCCGGGTCGGATTCTCGCAGAAGAACATATATTAATATAATCAACAAGAATTAAGTCTGGTTTAAAGTTTCTTTTAAGATTTAATTCGTTTAATAATGCTCTAAAGTGATTTGTACTCGCCGCGGCCGTAGGATATTCTTTAATAATCAATCTACCCTTGACAGTCTCTTTAAGATCATTTATTTTCTTTTCATACATCTTTTTAGGTAAACTTACTAAATCATCTAATCTGATATTCAACAAGTTTGCATCAATACGTTCTGCAATTCTTTCTTCTGCCATTTCAAGTGTAATATACAAAACATTATTACCTTGTGATAAGGCACTCGCACCAACATGACACATAAACAATGATTTACCAACTCCTGTTCCGGCAAGAGCCACATTTAAAGTTTTAGAAGAGAGTCCACCTTGTGTTATTTTGTTGAAGTAATCAAGGTCAAAGGGAATCTTTTTTTCAATCTTGTGATAGAAATCATACCGATCATCAGAGTCCAGAAGGTAATCATGGCCGACATGAGGATCAAAGCTAACAGAAAGAGCATCGGTAAGCAACTCAGGAATAGCACCTTTGTCAGCGTTAGATTTTTCGGGTTCATCCAATATTTTAATTGAGTTGACAACGGCGTTGTAGATTGCTTTGTCTTGGCAAAATTTTTCTGTTGTCTCCAACAACCATACCAAGTCCGATTTTGCATCTTCTTGACCCTCCAGATAAGTTAATAATTCTGTTACATTTTCAAATTCTTCATCTTTTAATGTTGTATTATCTAATTCAATTATTAATGCCTCTTTAGTGGGTAAATTATTATATTTTTCGATAAACTTGTTAATTTCTGTATATAATAATTTATCTGTATGTTCAACAAAATATTCTTTACTGAGAAAGGGTATTACCTTCCGAGAATATTCTTCATTATGAATCAAATTTTTAAGTATTATTGTTTCTATCCGCTGCTGCATGTTTATCCATTTGTCGTTGTATAATTTCTATTACCCATTCACCTAATCGTTTTTCAAATGCCTGTCCATCTTCTTCTGAAATTTTATGTTCTATATTATTTGGCGGAACTTCAATTTCATATTCATATTGACAGGCTATATCATCGCCAGTCAATTCTTGTTCTACTAATTTAAATGAAGTATATCTAACTACTGCACCATCAAATGGTGAGTTGTCTCTTACTAATACACATAATGATTTATCGTTTGGGTCATTCGGATTTGTACATTCTTTATACAACATCTTCAACCTCACTTTCTTCATCGAAACCACCATATAAAAATTCTTTTTGTGCGGCCTCATTTAATGCTTTCATAATATCATCAGTAAAATATTTTTCTGGATCATTTAATATTTGTTTTCCAAATACTTTTGTGCCATCTGGCATTTCAAACCTTGTTGATACTTTCTTTAGTATATCATACTTTTCGGCTAATTCAAGTAGTCCATAATATCTGTTCAAACCCTGATCATATCGTAAAAGAACATCGACTCTTTTATTCTCTTTAGTCAATCTCGACTTAAAGTTTTTACAATGTATTACATTACCAACAACATCTGTTCCTTCTTTTTCTTTTCGTTTAGAAAGAAAAATAATTGTAGATGCTGCATATTGTAATCCTGAACCACCACCCATTACATCAGTTGGAAACATTGTGCCGACTTGTTTGTATGTGTGATTTGTCACAAGTAAAGGAATACCTGCTTTACCTAACTTAAGTGTCAAGACTCTGAAACACCCTTTGACAAGTTGTGCTCTTGTCATGTCCTTAGTCTCTTTACCATCGGTAATGTCAGTAACTTCTTTTGTTGTCGATAACATTCCGAGAGAATCTAGGACCATCATTATAGGTTTGTCTTCTGTATGATTTTCTACTACTTTAACTGCTTGATGAGTAAATTCTTGAATCGTAGTAACAGGAAGAATTATCATTCGTTTTGAATCGATTCCTCTTTCCTCAATCATGTCTTTTGTTAATGCGGACTCAGACTCAAAATACAAAACACCGCCGCTAGGATTATCTGCAAGAAACTGTTTGACCATGCCCAAAGCAAAGAATGTTTTACCTGTTGCAGTTTCTCCTGCCAATGCTGTAATTTTGTTTGATGGAATTCCTCCATGAATATCTCCTGAAACTAATGCGTTTAAAATATAACTTCCAGTATCTACATAACTTGAAACATCACCAGCCTCAACACCATCTGAAACTTTTGTTGCAAATTCATTACCTGTCGCTTTTAATAAATTATCTAAATAATCACTCATGTTTTTTCCTTGTACTAATTTCCTTTTTAATTTCGTGTATTTGTATATTCAAATCTGCTCTTTCAGTATACGATTCAACATGTAGTTTTTCAGTATATAACTCTGTTACTAAATCTTCCAAATCTTCTGTGAGCCAACCGCCGTAATCAGTATTTGTTGTCATTTCGTACCTCAATAATATGATAGCCTTGTTCTTGTTGACCACTTGCAAATTTGTATGCGTCTTTCATATTATCAAAAGTCATATAACTAATCGAATCTGGATCGATATCTACCGAATGATTTAATTCTTTCATTTGTGCATGAGACCCAGTATTTTCTTTTTGCCTTTGTTTATAAGTCTTCTTTGCATATCGCACCATTATACTTCCTGCCATATTTACTCCTATTATACACTATATAAAGAAATTGTCAAGACTTGAACGTTTTTCGGTGTCCCAACCAATTACATCTAATACACCTTTTAATGGTTCTAAAAAGGCCTTTTCAAATTGTGTATCATAATCTATATATTTCTCTAACTCAAACTCTTTAGGTAAACTATTTGTTATAGAAATTACTTTATCCCCTGCCGGATTGGGATCTCTGAGATAGGCAAACTTAATCTTTTCACCTTCTTGTATGGATGAATATTTCTTAGTTAGTTTATTGGATCTAAGCATATGATTATAGATCAAAGAACCTTTTACATGAATTGGTGTACCTTTTTTATAAACTGATGCCGGATCTTTATACTTCTTAAGACCATTAACCGATCTAGGAAAGGCAATAGACTCCATATTCAAACCAAAAAACTTCTCTTTAAACTTTTCAATATAACCAATCACATCATCTTCTGTGCCCGAAATAATAATATTGAAAATCTCTCTTAAAGAATCTCTACATGCTTCTGGTGTGGAACTTTTAATAGCCTCAATACCCACAATCTTTAGTTTAGGTTCTTCATATCGAACACCCTCAGAATCATGAACGTTCAGAATATAATGTTTCTTCGCTGTCCAAATTCCTGTATCGGCAATTACCTCACGTTTCATGACCATCTTTTGTTGAAACGCATTTACATATTCTGCTAACTCATTATAAGCTGTTTCAATCACTCCTTCGATTCGTCCACAGGCTTTGTCCAAGAATCCAATGATTTTGTCTTTATCGGCCAAACCGATTCTAGAAACAAGGCTATCAAGACAAACATATAGAGAATCAGTATCCATAGCAATAATATAGTCCACATTCTCTGTACCTAGTGTAGTGTTTAAATAACCATTCACAGCATTTTCGGCCCATTGAATTGATAACTGACCTGCTGCAGTGACGGCTTCCGCATTACGTTCATCATAATATCGAAACCATTGGTTTCCCATTGCTCCATAAGCCGAATTGAGAGCAATCTTTAGATTTTGTTGATAATTATAATATTGTGACAATTTATTTGGATCAGAGTTTCTTCCCTTTTTCTGTTCAGCCAACATCTTCTGTTTATATGTCACCCTATCATTATACATTTTCTCCATTAATTTAGGAAGAAACCCTTGTTTATCTCTACGATAAACAGACCCATTCGGTGTAACTGTTATGTCTTTATCTTTCCACATACTTGTATCAAATTCCCTATTTACAAGACCATCTACACCAATGTCATCTTTCCATGATCCTAGAATAGTTTCTGGGGAAATGTTGTACTGCATAATCAAATGTGGATATAGACTGTTTAAGTCAAAACTAACAATCCATTTGTGCATACCAGTTTGTGGTGCCTTAACATAAGCACCCTCATACATATCACCTTTACTGAATTTTTTCTTTTGTGGAATTACAACCTTTTCACTCAAAAGATGATTGTAAATAATACAGTCCCACATTCTTGTCTGTGCAAATACATCTGTGAAATTACACTTTGACAAATATGCCAGAGAAATAATCAATTCTAAAAGTTTCAATTTCTTCTCAAGCCGATCCACTAATAATACATCTTGAATATTGTATTCAATGAACTTCTGAAAATCTGTTCTGTACAATTCATGTAATGTATTTACTTCAGAATAATCTAACTTCTTTTGACCTAATTCTACATTAGCAATGTGGTCTAAACGATATGATTCACGATTAGTATAAGTAAATTTCTTATAAGCATCTAAGTAATCAATTTCAGACACACCATAGATTTCATAAGTCTGAACTTCACGGCCACCCATACCAAAGATTTTCTGTTCTTTGACAAACCCCCATGGCGAGAGTTTCTTGACCCATGTTTCATTTAAGATATTACGAATTCTGTTGATCAAATATGGAGTATCAAATGTTTTGGTATTCCAACCAGAAATCACATGAGGACAATTCTGTTGCCAGTACATAACAAACTGTTCTAGTAATTGTCGTTCATCACCACATTTGTTATATGTAATATTCTCTTGATCATTCTTGAATTCAGAACAGCCCCAGACTTGAATATCATCACCCATCTTTGTTGTAATTGCAATGACTTCTTCATCAGCACGTTGAGGATCAGGAAACCCATGTTCAGAACCAACCTCAATATCAATATATAACATTCTGAGATGTTCTAGATTGTAATCGACATTTTCTGGATATGTTTCAGCAATAAAAGAATAATTATAATTTGTATGACCGTAGATGTTCATGTTATCTACACCTTCATACTTTTTTACTGATTCACGGGTTTCTTTAATAGAACCCCATTGAACAGGAGCAACTGGCTCATCATCAAGTGTTCGCCAGTCAGTTTTAGTTGTGGTAGGAATATATAAGGTAGGTTTGAATTCGTGGCGTTCTTCAAAGGGAAGACCGTTTTCGATCCCTCTTTCGAAAATAAAATTTCCGAGACATACTACATTAGTATAAAATTTTGACATTTATTTTTTAGGATACCAGTTAGTTCGGGTTTGTTTATCATAATCACTATTAATTTCATCTAATCTATTATAACATAGTTTTATGTGTTTGTCAACCCATGACCGGCCCTGAAAAGCTCCAATAGTAAATAAAATTTGAAGATATATTTTAATTACTATCTCTTGTATTTTATGCAGAAACAATTTCATTTTTATTTACAATAATTGAAATTTATTATAATTCTTCTTTTTTCATCTGTACATGATGTTCCTGTATGTTTCATGTTGGCCGGAAAACTGACCATTCTATTTGCGATACTTTCAACTTTTACACCATCTTCAAATTCAGTATATCCATTGTTTGTATTCACGTAAAAAATAGAAGTTGTTACCTGTTTCAATTTTTCTTCTGACAAATAACCATTATCAACATGAAATTCATTTTGAACAATGGTTTGTGTTTTCGTAAGTAAACTTGCCTTTATTCCTACTATACTATAAAGCCCCAATTTATCAATAATGGCCAACAAGTTATTATAATAACTAGACTGAGGACTATTATGTCTATAAAATGTATGAGTAAATTGATATTTGTTTTTATCATCATCAAAATCAATTACATCATTATAATACCAAGAAAAATTGGCCCCCATTATAAAGGATTGCAACTCATCAAATATATTTTCCTCTAAAAAATCATCTTCAATTTTCATTATTTAGAAACGAAACCACTTTTATATTGAACTCCGCTTTTAGTCTTTAATGCAGTCATTATTTTCTTACGATTACCCATCAAATTATAACTACAATGAATCCATCCACTATTGGGATTGATACCATCATAGAATTCTAAAATGAGTTGATCAAAGTCTAAATTATTTGCAATCCATTTTGCAAGATCGGGGTTTGGTGTAGAGAAAGATTCAAAATCTGCTGCTTGTCCATTACAATGTTGACTTGTTTTTGACCCACCCACTTTTGCGTTTAGAGCAGGAGAGCGATAACCAGAATTGATTGTAATAACACCAAACTGATCCCTTACTGGTTGTAAAATATTAATTGCAAGGTGTGTTAGATTCACAAGATGTATATCATTTGGTGAATTATCTACTCTTAATCTTTCTGCTGTTGCACTCTTTACCATTTCTGAGAGTGCAAAGTTCTTTGATAATCTTATAGTCTCAGCCATTATAAAACTCCCTTTTGATCAAATTCCATAGTTCCTGTTGCAGGATCATACTTAACTGTAAAGGTCATTTCAATTGGTTTAATCGTTCCATCTTTTAAATTGATAGGAAGTTTACCTTCTACGGCTCCCTGTAATGCATCTTTTGCATTATCAAAAGTGTGTGCCGGATCTGATTTTATAATTTTATCTAGTTCTTTTTTAGCACTATCTGGAAGTATATCATCTATCATTGCTTCCACATGTTCTTGTGCTAGGTCTGTTGCTTTGTCAACGACTAATCCTGAGATTACGTTAAACAAGCCCATCGCTAATACACCCATTATGTTCCTTTTTCTATATCAAGTAAAAAAGATTTTATTCCTTTTATTCCAGGAGAAAAATCCTTCATACGAATTATTATATTATTAACTTCTTCCCAATTTTTAATTCTTATATTAAAATTATTTGGCTTTTCAAACATTTTATTTGTATCATCATATTCACATTTATCAATTGTATCCATCCAAATACTAAACGTAGGATTTATAAGTTCCCGTAACTCCTCTAATGGGCAAATAAAATCTAAAATTCCAAATTCAAATTTTGACATTCTATGTGCGGATCTATATCTGGCCGGCTCACTAAAATCCCAATCATTACATAATTCACGTATTGTATCTGCATTATAATGTGGTATTAAAAAATGATATGCTAATTCTTTTGATAATGTAGTTTTACCTGAGCCTGATAATCCAAAAATCAGTACTCTCATAAATTATTCACATCCACAAGGATTTTCTTTTGAACATTCACAAGGATCGCAAATACAATTTTCACAATTACAATCTTCGTTGTTACACATTTTTTTCTCCTAAATGTGAGTTTTTATTTCTATATAAATTTTGGACCTGTAAACCATAAAGATAAAGTTTTTCTTATTCCTTTTGTAACAGGAGTTACTTTATGGGGTATCCATGATTTAAATATTAAAGAATCACCCGGTGAAGAAATCTCTGAAATTTCTCTAAATTTACCACCATGAAAAAGTATAAAATCACCTCCTTCATAATATTCTTCAGATAAATTTATTATTGCTGTCAATTTAATATCAATATTTTCTTCCATAGCAGCATCAATATGAAAATCATATTCGCTAGAATCAGAAGAATCATAGATATTATAATTTACAAGACATTCATTGTGCACAGAATATAAATTAAAACCAAAATAGTTTTGATTTGCTATCAACCAATTTTCATAAATATTATTTAAAATTTCATTTAAATATTTCCATCGTGTACATGTTACTTTAGCAGTCTTAATTACTGGTTCTTCTCCATCTTTAGGAGCATATCTTTTATCTCCTATCGGACTCACATTCGTTTCACAAATATTTACTACTTTTTTTATTTCATCTTTGTCAAGTACTTTTGGCCAATGACAATAATTAAATTTCATAATAATATATAGTAAACTAAAAAGCCCACCAGTAAAACTGATGGGCACATCATGTGTCAAGTAATTGACTTGAACTTTTTATTCCCGATAGGAATTAAACGTGCTCGTTTTTCCTCTGGAATTATTTTCTCAAGTTCAACAATTAACATTCCGTTAGTTAAGTCACATCCCTTAACAACAATATCATCAGAAAGAGCAAACGACCTTTCAAATTGTCGCTTCGCAATACCGCGATGGACATAATCAGATTGATCATCTGTAGATTGTTTAGATCGAACCGCAAGAGTTCCCTCTTTTAATTCAACCTCAAGATCATCCTCCGAAAGACCTGCTACGGCCATTTCGATGAAATACTTGGTGTCTCCGTCTTTTCTGATATTGTAGGGTGGATACCCTTGATTGTTTGAGACATGTTGCATGTTTCCTCCAAGCAACCTGTCAAACATTGAATCGAACCCTATGGAAAATCCTAGAGCTTTTTCGAAATCCCCAAAGTTCATGGGAACATGTGGTGCGCGTAATACCATAATTCCTCCTTATAAAGCGAGGTTAATAAATACACCCCTCATACGCAGAGCGGGTGATAATTATGAGATTTCCACTATGGACAACCTCAATCACGCCATCCTTCACCTTTACATAGGTGTTGGAAGCGATGTTGTAAAACTGTAAAAATCAATGTTATTAGTGAATCTGCGGTATAAGATCCTTCTTTCACTAATAATGTATATTTTGCTTTCATAATCTATTTATTGTAAGACAAGGGGATCATCCACTCACTTAAGAGATCAAATCCCCCTGAATTTTATTTCCATAATATAAAAATCACTTAAGGTTATTATATCATGGTTTCTTGATTTGTCAAGACTCTTTAGACTCTACTTTCTTTCGTAGATGCTCCAAAGAACCCAAACTGCGACTAGACCGATAAGACCTTCTCCACCTAGTTTTGCAACTAGACCAAGAACGTTCCCTACGATATCTATTCCAATAAAAGGAATGGCTGCTGCGCCAGGCCAAATGATTTGCAGTACCACACCAAGTGCGATTAATGCAATTCCTGCCTCAGTTAATTGACGCATCCATCCTATTGCTTTTTCTAACATTTGTACTCCGTTATTTAAATTAAAGATAAAGGTGTATAATTAAACACCTGTCGAACCAAATCCTCCATCTCTATCTGTTTTACGAGTTGGAGGTTCATCAGACTCATTCAATGTATAATTTTCACATCGAACCAGTTCTCCTTGGCATATCCTATCTCCATTATAAATTCTCACGGGTACGTTACTAAGACTAGTAACCATTGCAAAGATGGGATCGACATAATCACTATCGATAATTCCTTCACAATTTGCGAGGTAAACTCCCTGTTTAAATGCCAGACCAGATCGTGAATGTAATCGAATTGAAAATCCTACCGGAATATCTGCGATAAGTCCCGTAGGAATTAACATTCTTTCCATATTATTGAGCTGTATAAACGTATTATTACTATTTATATCAAGTGCCACACGCCGTGGTACTAATTTATTAGATATTGCTTGGTAATAGTTTATGTTTTCACCGTCAACTAAATTTGCATGAATATCAAAACAAGCTGATTGTTTTGTCGCAAAAACAGGTAATTGTACTGTTTCGTTTAATCTATAGAACTTTAATTTTTCCGTTCCGTGATTTGTTTTTGATATTGTTGTAGTAGTTGATGGCGATTTTGTTTTCGCTTTACTCATAATTCACTTTTTTATTTCCTATATTATATTTCGCTGTTAATACCCATTCATCTTTTTCTTTATATGCAAGAATTTTTAATTGATTCAAGGGTACAATTAATGTAGATGTTTGTTCAGGATTCACTAACTTAATTAAATTCCATTCTACTAATAGGTTTGCTATTGTATTTCTTCTCGCTTGATCATTCTCTGAAAAATTTGTTGGTTTGCCATCTAATATAAACAACTCTTTAAAATGGACAATATAATATCGTCCTTGTTTGTGTAATATGTGGCAAGATTGAAACAAGGTCTTATCTTTTCTAGAAGCGACCCCTATTCTTGTTAAGGTCTCTCTAATCTTTAAAAAGTCATCTGGCTCTCCTAAAGTACATTCGACCATCTCATCTATGTTTGCTGTCATTATTTTTCTCCATTCCACCTTTTGCAAGTTTACTTTTAATATCTATGATATCCTCATTACTGAGGACTTCCAAAGCTTCCTTTGCTTTTTCATTACCGAAACCAAAATACGTTTTGACTAGTTCTAGATTATCAATTTTGTCTGGTTTCAACCATTTAGACCATCTCTTTCTTGGTCTGATATTATTTAGTAAATAATCGAATTGAAGTTTGTTATCAAGAAAATGTAACCTATTCATTTCATTGACTTGTATGACAGTATCTTGAAAAAAAGACAATCCTCTGTTGATAAGAAACGGAATATAGTCTTTTTCCGCTAATGGATCATCATTTTTCATGATGTTTTTATGAGCATTAATAGCTTTTATAAAATCGAATGGTCCCATAATTATATTATACTACACTTTTTATTAATGTCAAGAGGGGGCAGAAGTCTAAGGGCCAGAACCCCTATCTGGGACCCCCGCCCCTTTTATATGTTTAGAATAATTGAGCAGAAACAGGGTTCGCCATTTCTTCTCGTTTTTTGGCAAGTTCTTCATTTTGCCTTTTACGATTATAATCAACAGTTTTCTTCATGTGATCTTCAACAGAAAGAAGTTGACCATTTTCTACAGTTGTTAATCCTCCTTTACTCCATTCTACGATATGGTCTGCTTGCCATTTTGTAGAATCATTAATTTCTGCAAGAGGAATATCATCACCATGTATATCTTTCTTATCTTGTTTCAACCAAATTTGAAAACGTTGACTTGGAGTGTAAATTCTTTGTTTATCCTTTATAACCCCCTCATGTTCTTCAGAAGTAGTCATAACTGACTCTGCTATTTTTGGATTAAGACTCCAAAAGGTTTTCACCAATTTACCTAATCGTAGTTTCATGTAAGAGGCAGTATATGCTTGTCTTAACATTCCACTATAAGGAAAAGAACCTGTATTATCTTCCAAGAGAATATCTTTTTTATCGTTTTTACAAAATTCTACAACTTCTGCCATGTATTCTGCAAAAGTTTTATAATCCTTAATATACAAATCACTATGTTGCCATATAAAATTAAAGATATCGACAACAGTTGATTTTGTAATACTACCATCACTAAAATAACTAATAGTATCCATAGTACGATCTAGATAAGCTCTCCAAGCAACACTATTTGCTGATGCAGGAGTACGATAATCAATATTTCTACCATAGGCCGCATCGACCGTTTTTGATTTAATGTCAACAGAGAGTTGTTCAGATTGACAGCTTGTTGCCAAATAGGCAATAACTTCATCATGCTGTCTTCTCTTTACTTTCATTTGTGAAACTTTTTTATCAAAGATATCGGAAAATTCACTGCCTGCTTCACGTACTTGTTCTGCGAATTCAGAAAACCAAGAATTACGAATCTCTTGGGCATTTAATTTAACACCATCATTGAGAGCATCAAAATACATTGAAAGTTCTCTGCGTGATACTTTTTCGACTATTGTCATATTTAAAAGAAATGCATTTAAATAGTCTTGAAGTCTTGTTTCCAAATTTGAAAATTTAACTGCATGTTGGCCTTTATTACCAGTTACAGTATACTTAACATCTTTGTTATACAAGTTGGTATAAGTACCTATCGGTAGACCAACTTTATCATTAAAAAAATCATTAATCGTAGTCATACGATTATTTCCATCGATTATGATATACAAATAATCTTCCTTCAAAAGATTTTGAAAATATTCCAAAGATTCTTTATCACCTTTTGCATTTATTGCACATTTTTGGATATCAGCAAGAACTATTGGAGAGGTTGCAAAACCTTCCAACGTACATTTGAGATATTTTTCTTGTTTTGCTTTATCCCATCGAAAGATGGATTGAAACGAAAGATCAAGCCAGACCTTTGTTTTTTGGATAGTATTGCCAATTAAATTAGCAAGTTCTTTTATAGTCCAAATGAAGGACTGTGTATTAATAGCCATGTTGGCTCCTTTATATTTTATGTTTGCGTAGTACCTATTGCGAATCTCTAAGGATTGGCCTTATACTACAATGAGATTTTTTAAATTGGGAATCTCTCTGCCCATTAATATATATAATATTCACGACCCCAAAAAACTCTCTAAGGGGTTTCTTTGACCATAATGAGACAAATAAGATTCTTTAATTCGTTCTTTATGGTTTTTGAGATAGATTGTATGACAACCATCTTGAAAAGTCTTTTTGGGTCTGAATAATAGTTCATCAGAAAGTTTACCAGCAAATGCTTTTCTTAACATAGGCTTCCACATTGGTCCATCTTCTTTGTATTTGGGAGGAATCCTTAAACAGAATTCTACCAAATCTTTATGTAAAAATGGTGTTCTCAATTCTACTGTTCCACCATACATCATTGCTTTATTAGTTCGTATTAAATTGTTTTTATGTAAGTTTACTACTAGTTTATATCGTTCTTTGATGTAATCATTGTCCTTATAGTTCCAAGCAAATACATGACCATAAGAGGCAAACAATTCATCACTTCCCTCACCACCAAAAACAACTTTGAATCCTTCATCATGA